TGAAGAGACTGCACAGCAGACTTCTGCGACGACTTTCGGCGTGTCGGAAACGCGAGTACAGGAGGCTGGCAGCCTCGATCTCAATGCAATTGGCTTGGAGCCGGTTGGGGACGAGGAAGCGCCTTCCGAGGCCGCAGTACCGACCACGGAGGAAATACAGGAGACTGCCCCGGCAGTTGAGGAGCCGAGTGCCGAAGTTGACACTTCAGGGCCCGTGAGCCGCGAGGATCTTAACCGGATACTTGCGGATAACGAGCGGGAGTGGCAGAGGCGCAAGGATCAGGAAGTGCACCGCGAACGCTCCCGCTTGCAGGGTGAGCTTGACGCTCTACGGGGACAGCAGGAGCAATCAAAGCTTCTGGCTATGGAACCAGTAGAGCTGCATGATCACGTACACGAGCAGGCGGAGCAGGCATCGCAGCCCTCTCTTGATCAAATCACCCACGAGGTGACCCGTCGCATCTACAGCGAGGATGTTCTCGCTCCGATACGCGCCCTACCGCAATTTAATGGGCTATCGGATCCAGACTTCCAGACTGTAATCCGGCAGGCGGTGGTTTCATCAGACCGACCCGTCTCCGATGTCATCAACTGGTTGTATGACCAGGCGTATGACGCTGGGAAGGCGGCTGTGGGAACAGCCACTGACGCAGCACGGCAGGCGTCATCGGCGATGAGTATAAAGGCGCAGGCTGCGCCGGCGGATGCCGGCGGCCAGGCGACGAGGCCAGCGAACTTTGCGCTACTTCGGGATCGATTCATAGACGGGGAAGACAACTTCGATAACCTGGCAGCCATTGAAAAGGCAGCCAAGGCTGAAGGTGTCGATCTCCGAACATCAATCTTTGGTTAATCACAAGGGGTGAATTGATCTATGGCAATTAATCTTGCTAGTAATCTCACCGCGATAGCCAACAACTTTATCCTCGCTGCGAAACTTACCGAGCGCGATAACACTGTTATGCGCCAGTTGGTTCGCGTGATTCAGATGAAGAAGGGCGTTAACCAGATCGATCTTCCGAAGTTCAGTACTGTCTCTGTGGCAGCTCTGACCGACGGTGTTGACCTGGCTTCCCCGACTTCATTCACACCGTCTTCCACGACCTTCACCGCCTCTGAGCGAGGCGCGATGATCGTCATTACGGACAAGGCGATGCGAGAGTCACAGGATATGGTTGGGCAACTCGCGGCCCGAGAACTCGGTCGTGCCTGGGGGAAAGACCAGGACACGCAGTTGTTCTCAAACTTCGATTCGTTCTCCGCGTCCATCGGGACTGCGGGAACGGAAATTACTGCCAAGTACATGCTTGCCGGTCACGCACTGTTGCATGGCAACAGTACGCAACCGATTCCTATGGACGGTAAAATCAGTGCTGTTATTCATGCGTTCCAGGCATACGAGCTTCAATCGAGCCTCACCTTGCCCGGAACCAATAACGTACCGACTGACCTCCAGAATGATCTCATTAAGCGGCTCTTTGTAGCCCGCATTTTTGAGGTGGATGTATTCCAGTCCAAGGACATCACTGTTGATGGTTCAGACGACGCCAAGGGCGCTCTGTTCCACCAAGACGCGATTGTCCTTGTAGAGCAGCAGGCAATGAGGGTCCGCCAGCAGCGCGATGAGTCGCTGCGGGCAACCGAGTTCGTGCTGGTCGGAGACTGGGGCAATGGTATCTGGGAAAATGAGTGGGGCGTCGAGCTTTACTTTGATTCCGCAACGCCTTCCGGCGCCAGCATATAGATGGGGAGGTAATAACCTATGTCTATTGGTGCTCCTACTTACCGAGATTCCAATACGGAAACTCTCGCGGCTACGAAGTCACTCACTTTGAACGATGCACGCCACCAAGTTCTCGATCCCGGTGGGGCTGGCCGTACGGTCAACCTTCCGTCTGAGACGGCGGGCGCTGAGGTCATCATTCAGAACGCGGCTGACGCTGCTGAAGATCTCACGATCAAAGAAGATACTTCCACCACCACGATAGCTGTTGCCAGTCAGGACGAGGACGTGTATATCACGTCTGACGGTTCTGGGTGGACAGCCATTCTCAGTAAGGGCGCAACTTAATAGTTGCAACGGTCTGGGGGTGGGCTTCGGCCCACCCCTGCACCGGATTGTTTTAATGGCAGACAGAGAAACAGTAGTGCGCGAGCCGACTGCGGATGACCGTGGCGAGGTCCGCGCATTTCGTAAACGCATGGACAATGGCCGCGACATCCTGGTAATCGGCACGAACTCCAAAGAGGCGGAAGACATCATCGCAACGCGGAACGAAGACATCGAGGCTAACCAGCGCAAGCACGGCCACTGGTATCCAGATGTCCATAATGCGGCGCGGGAAGTTGACATCCCCCCAGATCACATCAGTAAGGATCTGAAGGAGCCTCCACCGAGGAGCCGGCGGGTGTTTACCGTGCCATCTCTACCGTGGAAGGATGTCTAATGGCGGCAAGGCGGCCCATACCTGATTCTCGCAGTGGGTTCTCTGGCGTAGTGCTCGTGGGTTCACCGGACGAGATGGTCACCATGGTGGACCCCAGCGACGATGCTACCTCCCGCATCAAGGCCAGTTACGTGGAGGAGGCCACCCGGCTGGGGTTCAGGCTGCCGCGTGAGGACGAGTTGGACGAGGATGGGACGTTTGCTGATGGCCGCACGAAGGTGCCGCTGCCGCCGTCCGTAGCGCACTTCCTAGACCTCAAAGACGAAGATTTACAGGACGCAAAAGTAGAAACTCCAAAGGTGGTGCATACGTGCTTCGTCTGCGGCTTCGAGGCGAAGTCCATCGGCGGACTGAAAGTCCACCGGAAGCGTAAGCACAATCTCTAATGGCTACCGCGACACTGAAGGCTATCCGGCAGGAAGTCGGCGCCCGCCTCGGGAGCTTTGCCACCGGCACCGCCACTGGCGGCACCACGGCTACCGTGGTGATCAACAACGACGCAGAGTTCATCGGAGATGCCAGCACCCCGTCGGCTGATCTGTACGAAGCTTCGTGGGTGCTGCCGACCAGCGGCGATAACTCCGGGGTTGTCCGCCGGGTGAAGGATGACGGCTTTGCTCCCAATACCGGCACTCTCACAGTGGTGCCTGTGTGGGGCAACGCGATGGCGAATACCAATACGTTTGAGGTACACGGCACCCTGCATCCAGATCGGGTTGAAGAGGCCATTAACCGGGCTCTGCGGAAGATGCACTTCCTGCACACCTTTGCGCTGACGCTGGTTACTGATGGGGACATGGAGACAAGTGGTGTTGGATCGTGGACGGCCAGCAATGCCACGCTTGCCAAGACCACCAGTACGGCGCAGGTTATCTTTGGCGCCCAGGGCATGTCGGTCACTACCACATCAGCTAATGGGTACGCCGGGAGTACGGCGATTGCCGTTGAAGAAGGGCAGAGCTACTACGCCCAGGTCAGCTTCAAGGGCGTGGCCGCCGCCACAACGCCAAAGCTCGTAGCTTACGACGCTACCGGCAGTGCCGAGATAGACTCGACAACATGGACCGAAGGCGGCGACGGTACGCTCCGCCTCTCCTTCCAGATCCCTGATGACTGCCGCAGCCTGGTACTGCGCTTACAGGTGGTTGAGAACAGCAAGGTGGTGTATTACGACGAGGCGATCCTGCTACAGGATGGCCGGCGTTCGTACCCGCTGCCGACCTTTGTGCGGAACCCTGAAGCTGAAGTACACGAGGTGTACACGCTGGCCTACCAGGGCATGTGGCCATCCAGTGACCAGTCTCGTCCCATGCACCGAGAGTACGCTGCGTGGCAGGACTGGGACTTACTGGCAGACCCCCTTGGCCCCTCCGGGCAGCAGTTTTCAATCCTGCTGTCGGGTGGAGGCACTACCGCACGACCCGTATGGGTGCAGATGTGGCGGCGCTTTGGTGCGCTGAGTGCGGACACGGATGCAACGGCTGCCGATCTTGACTGGGTGAGTGCGGGGGCGCTGCTGGAGTGCTACAAGATCCTTCGTTCCCATTCGCCGGCTACGGATGTATCGCTGTGGGAACAGCGGATGCAGGAGGCTCGTGCTCAGTTCGTGGCGCTGAACCAGCGTTACGTCCCACGCAAGGCCATGCGCGTCCGCGCCGGATTCTTCGAGAAGATGTGACATGCCGCGCAATGAGTCGCGGTTTGATGTCACCTTTGGCGGCACGGGTTACCAGCTAGCCAAGTCCGGGCCTCGCACCCCTGATTCTACGGTGCCGCGACCGTTCTATACAGAGACCAGGGAGCAATACGCGGCAGCCCGTACAGCCACCGGGGCACAGGGCTATGTCAACTGGGATCCCCAGCGTGAGTACCCGTGGCACATCGCCGACACCTCTCTGGGTTACGGAGTACGTCTCTGGGAGCAGGGCCGGTTCTACTACGCCACCGATATTGACGCTCGCGTTCCGAACGAGATCAAGCTGGGCCCACTGGTCAACAGCGGAGCGATCACTGGTGAAGACCGCATCCACGATGTATTTATGCGAACGATTGGATCAACGGATACGCTCTTTGCGTGCATGGGGCGCTATATCAAGTACTGGACAGATCCCTCCAGCCCGGACAACACCAGCAAGGATCTGGGTACGGGCATCCGGGCACGCTCGGCGGCCACCTACCAGGGGACCAACAGCTCCACCCCTCTGACCTATGTGGCCGCTGAGGTCACGTCCGGTGGCATGCCGCAGCCCTACCAGACATTCACAGGGGCGGGCAACACCTCGGCCTGGGCGCAGGACACGCAGGTCACTACAGCGACTCCGCTAGCTGCTCTGTACGACGATGACGGGACATTCACTGAGGATGCGGCAGCAGCCCTTACGCTGACCCTGAGCAGCCTCGTGGCGGCAGACGACAAGGTGTATGTCCGGGGCGATGAGCCGTTTGAGGGCATCAAGGTCGATATCAACGCCGACAACGACAATGCCACCACCCTGACTGTGAAGTACTACAACGGCACCAGCTACA